CCAATGATGAGTCTGATGAACTAGCACAGCGTAATCAAGCTGATATACCTATGGATAGGGTATCTTCAGCAATAGAAAAATTTAAAGCAGTACTAACATCTAGAGCTCCAGCATTTACAATCGTACCCAGAGAAGATTCTGATGTACAGGTAGCTAATCTATGGAGAACTATCATGGGTTATATATGGCAGAACTCTGATGGCGACTGGCAAATGAAACAAGCAATACAAGATTATGCTGTTACTGGTATGGGTTATATGTATGCTTATATTGATAGAGAATCAGATTTCGGTAGAGGTGATGTCAAGTTCACTTATTTAGACCCTTTTAGAGTTTACGCATCTCCCAGCTCAAGAGATCGGTGGTTCAGTGATTCGGATGGTCTTATCCTTTCTACCATCCTTACTGGTGAACAGGTCGTCAACCTCTACCCTGAATTAAATGATAGCGTTGATCCAGCAACTGGAGAAGAGATACCCGGACTAATAAGACAGCTATCTGGTTTTACATACGATGAAGAAGATTACCCATCTTCTCAAAACAGAAACTCAATGAATGTGTTTACTCCATCAGAAGTAAAAGATAAAGATTATTTTGAAGTTCAGAAGTATCAGATATTAGAACGATTTTACAAAATAAAAGTTCCTTTTTATCGTATTATAGATATGCAATCTCAAGAAGAAGAGATACTATCTCAAGAAGAATATGAAAAGTTTGTATTTGAAAACTCTGAAGCAATGGAGATAGGTGCATTTACAGCGATACAAGTATTACAAACTAGGGTAAAAGTTTGTGCTAGTCTAGGTGAAGTGGTATTGTATGAACAGATTTTAAATACTGACGAGTATCCAATAGTCCCGCTACCGAATATCTGGACATCTACCCCATATCCCAAGAGCGATGTATCCAGAGCTAGACCAATGCAGAGATTATTAAACAAGCTTTGGTCTTTAGCCCTTTCACATGCCCAAGCATCTGCGGGACTAAAACTTCTAGTACCATTAGGTAGTGTAGATGATATTGATCAGTTAGAAAAGGATTGGGCAAATCCAAATGCAGTAATAGAAGTTGATTCATCACAAGGTGAGCCACACTATCCAGCACCACAGCCACTGGCTGGAGAGTTTTATAGATTAATACAACAGTCAGAGTTTTACATAGATTTTATCTTTGGTCTGCCAGAAATGATGCATGGCTTTGCAGATAAAGCACCTGAAACAGTCAGAGCGACAGAGAGAATGATTGCATTGGGTAGTGAAAGACCTAAATCTAAATTAAGAGATGTTGAATTTAGTATTAACAAACTTGGTAAAGTTCTTTATAATTTATCCAAAGGACATTACACTTATAAGAAGATTTTTAAGTTAGCTCAACCTAATAATAATATTACAGAGGTCATGGCTAATTTTTATACAGATGTAAGTGGTGCAGTTTTAGACCTTAAAAAAGATAGGCACTTACTTGATCAACATGATATTAGAATCGAATCCGGCTCTACTATGCCTTCTAATAAATATGCAGAACTTTCTGTATATCTTGAGGCATTTCAAATGGGTATTGTGGATCGCTATGAGGTTCTTAAAAAGAACCCAGAAATATTTGATAAGGAAGGTGTAATGCGTAGAACTGAAGAAAAGCAATTAATGCAACAACAAATGCAGGCTATGCAAGAACAGATAAAGAATTTGCAAGGTGACTTGCAGACAGCCCAAAGAGAGTCTGTTAGTGATAGAAAAAGAGTTGAGGTCGAGAAGTTTAAATCTAGACTTAACGAAATCAATTCTGAATCTAAAGCTGATAGAAGGGTACAACGTAGCAAACTAGAAAACGAGGTGAAGCTCGAGGTGGAGAAATTAGCTGGTAATCTGAAAGATGTTCAGAGAGAAGTTAGTTCCACTCCAAAAGCCTAACGAGACATCTAAGGAGAATATATGTCTACATTAGAACAACAGGAAACAAGTATCGAAAGCGGAATACAAGGCGGTAATGAAGCCTTCGTGGAAGATATCGTCAATGAACAGTCCATCCAAGAAGAGGTGGATACAACTCAACAGGAGTTTCAGGAACAAGCCCCTGCTGTAGATTACGAAGCAGAAGCAAAGAAGTTTCAATCTATGTATGATCGTGCTCAAGCCGAGAATGCAAAGTTACAACAAGGTGCTCAACTACTTCAATTACTAGAGCAAAGACCTGATCTTGTAAAAACTCTTGAAGACGGTATAGCTAACCCACAAGGTCAAAACCAGAGCACTCAAGAAGTAGCTCCCGCTGTTGATGACTTTAATCCTTGGGATGCCTTTACGAATGATAACTCTGAATCAGGTAAGTATGTTAATCAAAAGATTAATAGCAAAGTTGATCAGTTGGTATCTGAAAGGTTAGCCCAGCAACAGCGACAGATGCAAGCTGAGATGCAAATGCAAAATACGGTAAATGAATTACGAGGAACATATAAGTTGTCAGATAATGACATCCAAGACTTCTTGCAGTTCACTACCCAACCAAAGGAGCAAGTAGGTTTAAATAACTTAGTAAAACTCTGGCAGATGCAAAGCGGTACTTCTGTTGCGAACAACGATACAATGGAAGCGGTAAATGCGGCTAAACAAGCACCCAGAACTGCTGGTGTACTTCAAGGACAAGCTCCTCAGTCTCCAAAGACTGATTCAGACAAAGCTTTTGATAGCATCATGGGTTCTGGCAGTGGAGCGGCTTTACCATAATAATAAACACATACTAAGAGGTATATAAATGGCAATATCATTCAATACTGGATCATTAAAATCCAGCGATATTACAGCTACTACTTCTGATGCTGGTGTAGGGCAAAGACCCGATAGAAGACGAATTTTTAATTTCGGTGACAGAGTTGCCGAATTGACTCCTGAAGAGTCACCATTTTTCGTCTATCTTAATCAGGTATCTAAAGCACCTACCGATGACCCAGTCTTCCGTTACCTAGAAAACCGAAATAAAATTAGCTTTACAGATCGTTCATTTCTGTTAGCGGCTAATGTCAATAGCGGTTCTGCTGTATCAGCAGGTTCTTCGTATTCATTTACTGTAGATACTGCGGGTGGAGCGGCTGTTGAATATTTGGTTAAGGGAATGGTTTTTGCTGTCGGAACAAAAGACGACACAGCAGGATATGGTCAAGCATTAGTTAGGGTAGATTCAGCTATTACTCATGGATCTAGCTCATCATCTTTTACTGGAAAAGTAATTGATGTATCAGCAGTTTCAGATAGTGATATTCTTTCTAATAACGATGTAGCACAAATCATTGGAACTTCATACGAAGAAGGTTCTGGTTCTCCAGATGTTTTTTCAAGTGAAATTGAAGATGGATTTGGCTATACTCAGATCTTTAAAACAGCGGCTGAAATGACAAACACAGCATACGCTACACGCTATCGTGGTTATCCCGATGAGTGGAGTCGTATCTGGGCTACTAAGCTTAGAGAGCATAAGATTGACATTGAAAGAGCTATGCTTTTCGGTCAAAAAGCTCGTATAAGTGGTATTCAGTACACTGAGGGTCTAGTTGGTCACATTGTAAAAAACGTAAGCCCTGTTGTAAATGACAGTGCTTTTAGTTACTCTTCTGGAAGTGCTTATCATAGAAGCGTAGCACAGTCTGAGATGACTTACGATAGATTACTTAGTGATCTTGAAGTAATTTTTGATCCGGCTCGTGGTGGTGCTTCTGATAAGTTAGTACTTTGCTCATTACCAGTAATTACATTTTTTAATAAGTTAGGTTCAGATGCTTTTTTAAGTTCTTCTTTAGCTTATAGTAAAAATGCAAGTGAGCAAGCTACACCAACAGCAACTGGAGTAAATCAATCTCCAATGCGTTATAATATGTCTGAAAGACAAGGTGCTTTCGGTCATAGCATTATGGTTATTGATACGATTCATGGAAGACTAAACCTAGTTAAAGAACCTTTATTTAGAGGTCAAGCTTCTGGTTTTATGTTAATGGCTGATATGAGTCAATTAGCTTACAGACCTTTAATTGGTAATGGTATTAATCGTGATACACAAGTAATGACTAACGTACAGTCTGCTGACGAAGATCTAAGAAAAGACATGATCTTAACTGAAGCAGGTCTAGAAGTTACTCTTGCTGAGTCTCACGCATTATACAACCTAGAAGGAGTATAAGATGAAAGCAGATAGTCTAAATAAATCAAGTGGTGCTTACATAGAAAGATCTAATGTTAAACCAAATCACTCTCAACCTATAATTGCTTCTACTACTACATTTGATGCTTCAGATGTAGGCTCAGATCACATTTTAAGTGTTGATTGTGTTATCACCTTACCAGCAACTTCTGTTGGTTATGTTTACACTTGCATTGCTGGTGCTGACGATGTTGAAATAACACTCAGTCCAAATGCTAGTGATAAGTTCTTAGGTGGTTGCGGTTTAGCGGCTCAAGCTGATAACAAAGACTTAATTTACTCTAATGGTAAAGAAGGTGATTGTGTTCAGGTTGTAGCAGATGGTACACATGGTTGGTACGTTACTCACCTTTCTAGTTCAGGCAATGTATCTATAGAGTCTTAATCCGAATACATAAGGATAACAGTTTATAGTACTGTGGGGAGGTTCAATAAAAGTTCCTCCCCAAAACTATGAAAGAATTAATTATGAAAAAGAAATGTATACATTGTAACCATCCTAATAAAGAAGGGTGGTTTTATTGTAAGAAGTGCGGTAAGAAAGCTTCAGAAAGTATATTTACTACTAATATGTATATGATGTCTGATATGGGTAAACGTACAGATGTAGAAATATCCGCACAAAGCATGGATCAAAATGCAAAAGAGATGAGAGAAAGACTTTATGGCAACATTTGAGGCACAGGTAGAATCATTAGCTTCTATTTCTATAGATGGTAGTAGCACACCTACTCAAGCAGAGCTTACACAGTTCTTAACAGATGGTGCTAAAGAGATTATAAATTCTTTGCCTAAAAGCTTATTAGAAGATTGTGCTGATGTAACTACATTAAATAATTCTACTCCTACTATGACTAATGTAAATCAAAAAGGTTTAGTATTATCTGTACTTAGAAATGATCAAACAATAGATCAGCCTTGTAGATTTGTTTCAAATTATTTAAGAGGTAAAATTCAAGATAGTAGTGAAATGGATTTTGCAACTAAAACAGATCCAGCTTATTTAATATATGATAATATATTAGAGGTATATCCAACACCTACTGCATCAGAAAATGCTAAAGTTCTTCATGTTATATTTCCATCTGTAGCTTTTGGAGATAGTGCAATAGCAAACTTTCCAAGTGAGGCAGAATATTTAATAGTTATATACGCTACAATAAAAAGTTTAGAAGCATTATATAGTGGAGAAGAAGATATAGAGTTGTATATTCCGATTATAAATCAGTTAAAAGAAGATTATAAATCTGGGTTAGCCCAACTAGTGAGGTAGTATGTCACACTCAATACATACATTAACAGTAAAACAAATTATAAGTAGAGTTAGGCAAGTATTTCCAGATGCACCCGAAGCATACATTATGTCACTTATTAATGATGCTATTAATGAGATAGGTCAGTACTCTCAAAAGTCTATATCTGCTAAGATAGATCTAGAATCAGGTAAGATGTTTTATGGTATTGGCGATAGTGACTCTGATTCTTCTAATGAAAAACTGGGAGTCAATAAAATTTATAGAGTAGATATTCTTGATGATGCTGGTGACTATATAAGAATACCTAGAGTATTAGATGGTGAACCTTTACAATTTGACATTGCATCTGAAAGTGCAATAAACGTACCAGAATAATGGCATTAGCACAAGAAGTAACAAAAATAATATGCAGACCTGATGAGGGTGGGAATAAACAAAGTACATATTTTTTTATTAATGCTATCGAGGTAGATGCAACCACAGACGTAGGATTTAAAACAGTAGAATATTATGTTTGGTTTGATGTTTCTAGTGGAGGCTCAGATCCATCGCTATCTGGTAAAACAGGTATAGAAGTAAATATATCTACAGATGATAATGCGGCTACAGTTGCGACAGCGGTAAAAAATGCATTAGATGCTTTGTCTAATTTTTCAGCATCTATTTCTAGCAATGAAGTTACAGTGACAAACACAAATAGAGGTAGTGTTACAGATGCTTCTGATTTTAATAGTACACATACAATATCTATAACTACACAAGGTACTGGTCAACTAGCTGGTAATATAAAGTATCCTGAAGCTAGTGTTAATTATTTTATTCGTGGTGATCACATGGGTATCATTACAAACTATGATTCAGAAAGTGAAACGAGAACAGCTAGGAAATCTTACACTGCAATAGATCATAATATAGTTAATGGTCTTTTAATACATTACTATGGAAACCCTAAAAGAGTAACTGCAATTACAGATACTCCAGATGTGGATAATTTATTTCATTCTGCTATTGTAGATTATGTGAAAAAATGCTTATATATGGATAGGGCTGGAACGGCAAGTGACGGTAATATAGCACAGGTTTCTATGGGACTAATGGCACAACATGAAAGAAGTTTTAATAATGCCGTAAAGAAATACGGAACAAAAAAGAGAAGTAAAACTGGTGGAACTAGGGCAGTAGTCCCAGCAGATTTTAAATAACCAATATGCCCATGAGAGTTGCCACGCTCGGTAAGGCATAAGATAGGAGAAACAAAATGGCAAGTATAAATAAATATACGGTTAATGAATCCAGCAATGTAGCACTAGGTCAAGCAGGTGCTAAATTTATTTCAGATACAGCAGTTCACTCAGGTACATTTGTAGCAATTACAATGTTAGAGGATACTGTATTCAATGCACTAACACCTACAGATACTACCAATGGTTATGGTGTGGGTAGTTACAATGGTAATACAATGGCATCTGAAACAATACCACAGGGTGTTACTATCTATGGTAGGTGGAATACTATTGACCTTACATCTGGACTTGTAATAGCTTACATAGGCTAAGTCAATGCTTGGCTTAGGCAACCTACTAACAAAGAGTGGGGTAATAAAAAAGTTTCCCAACGACTTTTCCTTCAATTTCGATGGTTCTAATGATTATTTAGACTGTGGTAATTCAACAGGAATACAGTTTAGTGGTAGTTTTTCAGTTTCTTTTTGGTTTAACACAACAGACGCAACTGCAACTAATGAAATATTTGTATCTAAAGCAAATGATGGCGATAATGATGGTTGGTTAATAAGATTAAATAGTAGTAGAAAATTAGAATTTGAAATTTATAGAGGTGGTTCTATATTAATTACAGATTCTGGAAGTGCATCAAATGATGGAAATTGGCATCATGTTGTAGCTGTACATGAATCTGGAGTTGGTAATAAATTATATAAAAATGGAAGTTTAGTTGCGAGTAATTCTACAGGAACAGATTTAACAGAGCATGTTCCTAATTTACACATAGGCAATCAAGATTACAGTACTCCAAGAGCAATAAAATCACTCATTGACGAAGTTGCTATCTGGGATACTGCTTTAAGTGCCTCAGATGTCGCAAAGATCGCCTCAAAGCCAGTTGATTTCTCTAAAGCATCTAAGTATGCTACAGACAGGACAGGCAACCTTAAACTCTGGTTACGCTGTGGAGACAAAGCAGAACCAGAATCAAATACTGCAATCGCAAGACAGGACTTCTATACAGACTTTGATGGTACGGATGATTTTGTGAGTGTTGCAGATAATGATGATTTATCATTTGGAGATGGCTCAAGTGATTCGCCATTTAGTATATCTGCATGGATAAACCCTGTCGATGCTACAAACTTTACAATAGTATCAAAGGGTGTCTTTAATACAGATGCTGAATATATATTTCAATTAGATGGTGATGATAAATTATTTTTCTCTTTGTATGATGAAAGTGTAAATAATACTTTTGAAGGTGCATATTTTAATACTGCTTTAACAAGCCTTCAAGATTCTTGGTTTCATGTATGTGCTACATATAATGGTGTAGGTGGAACAAGTGCTAATGCAGGTGTAAAATTATATATAGATGGTGTTGAAAAATCAACAACACTAATTGGTGGTGGTACTTATGTAGCTATGGAAAATCTAGGTGGGGAGTTAGAAATTGGAAGAATTAGCTCTACTTATGCAAATGGTAAAATATCAAATCTTGCTCTTTATAAGACTCAACTCGATGCTCAAACCATTTCACAGTTTGCAAAGAGCAGATTCACCCCCATGAGAGACAACAGATTTTCTGTCGTGGATTTTGATGGTGCTAATAATTATATCGATACAGGCACAGGATTAGGAACATCATTAGGTGATAGTTACACAGGAGATTTAAGTTTTTCTATATG